ACGGCATCAATGCAACAAGACCGATTTTCCGCATGGAATCCAATGCCAATGTAAACAAATTCTGCAAAATGCAGAATGTTACGATTGATTTTGTTTCCTATTCACAGAAAAAATCCAAGGATTACATATGGGATAAACAGGTATCAACCTCAATTATTGGCACAGGGTACAGATATGTTGGAGATGTAACCAATATTACAATCACATCCGCAAGCGGATGGGGATATCAGGTAATAGGCTACAATTCAGAAACAAAAACAGAAGTTTATGCATCTCCATACAAAACAGGCACAAACACATATCAGCCAAGATCGAAGGGATATGACTATATACTCATAAAAGCATATAAGTGTAACTCAAGCGGTACACCGACGGGCGATACCATAACGGTCGGCACGGATGATATTGCAAGTAATTACACAGTAACCTTTGATTATGGCTTTACATCTGCACCGTCAGCATATACATTGTGTTGGTTGTTGAATGAATCAGCAAATTTTGTAAATGTAAACGGATTGGTGTTTGAAGATGTTGCTGTGTATGGTGTTGTATCATCATATCTGCTTGGTGTTTCAAGCGAAACAGCCAATGTCATATCACTCACGGATTTTGCGCTGGAAAGGGTTGTCGCAAGCGGTATATCATCAGCAATTAAACCGTCCGCACAAAGCCATATCACAGTTGCAAATAACTATTTAACATACTAAAAGGGAACTTTAAGTCTGTAAGTATCTAATAACACCGAGAGGGCAAACCCCTTGAAAGGGCATCCGTGGATGCCAATAAGCCGTAGATTGAATTGGTGTTTGTAACGGAACTATCGCAGTCCATAAGACGTGCATGGGCAACGGCACAGGATCAACACAGGAAACTGATCACTTCCTGTGCCTGTGTGCGGTGTTAAAGGAACAGTAAAGCGGTTGTTGGTTCTCAGCAAGTTCATCGCACTACTGACATTAAATCACCGTTCGATTCGGTGAGCCGTTAATTACAATGGCGCAGAAGCGTAGAACGGAAGCACATCAGTCTGTAAGCAACATCCATGTTACTAAGGTGACATAAGGTTACCGAATCAGCAAAATAACAAACAAAATCAGCAAAATAGTTTGCTAAAATCAAAAAGTATTTGTTGCCTAATATGGCACAAGCAAAGCACTCCGAAAGGGGTGCTTTCCTGTATTTTAGAAAGGGGTATATATGCCGGATATTTCACCTCAGGCGTTTTATGATCGTACAAACGGAAAGCAGTTTGATGTTGACGGGAGCTTCGGCTTTCAATGCTGGGACGGTATGGCAGAATGCTGCCGATCAAACGGCGTGCCCCTTGCTGTTATTTATTGCGGTAATACGGGCTATGTTCAAGATATATGGGACAGGCGCAAAAGCTCCAATATCTTGAATTACTTTGATGAGGTTGACGTTACTGAATTTCAAACGGGGGACTGGGTTATTTTCCCGTTTTCCTATCACATGACGCCAAAAAGCCACGTTTGTATGTACTGGCACGGCATGGCATACGGTCAGAATCAGGGCGGGAAAAAGTATTTCAATCTTGCTGACTACCTTGATTTTAACTGTGCGCTCGGCGGGTTCAGGCTTAAAAAATGGGCACACGCCAGCCCGTTACGCATTGAATCAGGCACCGTTATACATGATATGTACGCCGGTCAGGATATACAGATCAGGGGCTTCAAAGACGGGCGCAAGATCACATTGATCAGCGCTAAAACTAACAACAGAGTTAACGGCAATGACGTGCAGTTAATCGCTGATATTGATGACCCTGAGCACGTTTATTATTCAAAGCTGAACGCTAACAGGTGGATTATGGCAACGGGGCAGGCGCTGGGCGTGCGTATCGGTGTTAATGAGTGGGCGGTTCCTAGACAGGGCGCTTTTTATTTTTACACCCTGTTAAAAGACGGTACTACACATATAGGCATGGATCGTGATTTTTGGTATGCGTCTGACCTTGTACAGTTTGCCTGCTCCCCTGACGTGATCTTAATGTTTGGCGGTGTTGATAAAATGCTTTTTTCACCCGCCGTTGTGGGCACTAAAGAAGGGGCAAACGTTCAGAGCCTTTTGATCAGAACTAAAGACAGATTTGCAACCGCATTGGTGCGGGGCAGGCTGACGCCTGCGCAATGCCTTGCGTGGGCTAAAAGCATTGAGGGCGTGCAAGACGTTATCATGATGGATAGCGGCGGCTCCTCATGCCAGCAGATAGGCACCAGCGTGACGTATGCAACGGCTGAACACCGCAAGATCAGCACCGCCATTGCTGAGTATGAGGATAAGCCTGCTGCAATGCCTGAAACAGACGCCACAGGCGCCGAAATAAGCCCCACAGAAAGCGATACAGAAACAAATGAACAAGCACCCGCAGAAACAGAAAAACCCGCTGTAATAGCTTTAAACGGCGGCAGTAGCGGGCAGGCTAATGTATGCCGTACGGCAGAACAGAAAGAAGGTAATAATATGACACTCAATAATAAAGTTTATGATTTTTTGAAATGGTTTTGCTTGCTGTGCTTGCCGGCGTGTGCGTATTTCATTAGCCAGTATGGGGACGTTTTAGGGCTCGCAAATCCTGAAACGATCAGCCGGCTCATTAACGGCATTGCAACCATGCTTGGTACATTGATCGGCGTTTCAACAGTAAACTATAACAAGGCTGGCAAGTGATCATGAACGCATACTTAGCTCCGCTGTACTCAGGTATTGTATCGGCATTGCTTGGCTACCTGATAGCAACCCTCAAAAAGGGCAGAAAAACAGACAAAGCAATTAAAACCGCCTTAGGTGCGTTACTCCGCTCAGATATGTATAACATATATGAAACGTACAGAGATGCGGCAGAAGTGCCTGAATCCGTACAGAAAGAAATTGACGAATTATGGCAGGCATATCACGGGCTGGGGTTTAACCACCTAGGTGACAAGATCCATGAGGACATTATGGGAAAGAAAACAAAGGTATAACGCCTATGATCTGACACACAGGGGGCGCCGTAAGTACGGGCGAACACTTCAACCTTTTCGATCATTGCGTTTCATATATAAAAAAGCCCGCAGCAGTCCCGTTTAAAATTGAATATGTAAAACAGACCGGCAAAAAAATGCCGGTTTTTTATTTTGCCTATTGACATAGTAATACTATGGTGATAGTATAAGGGTGTACAGAAAAGGAGATAAGAAAATGACGTACAAAGAATACATTCAGAAAGAAAAGGAAAACTGGGTTGGCAAAAAGGTCAGATATCAAGGCAATGAATATACCGTTGTGGATGTTGATTACAACGGTGGATTATTGATTAACAAGCCACACAAATATTGTGATTCATACACAGCAGAAACAACTGCAATCGGTAGTTGGATGCTTGATAAATAAAACAAACAGGTTAGCCCCTCACCTAAAGCAGGGGCACAAGATAAGGAGATAAGGCAATGACAAAGGAAATGGAATTTAAAAGAGCATTAAACCGATATGATGACAGGATTGAAGAGATCAACGCAGAATATGAACGGCGGTTCAATAATCTCAGCGTTAACCAGTACGGGGAAACAAACGCCGCTGAACTGTTTGAGTTGAACGCTTGGAGCATTCAGGTCAGAAATGAGGCACACAACGATTTTATAAAAGAGTGGGCGCAGATCAGCGCACCAAAAGAAAGCGGGGTGATGACCTCATGACCATACAGGCAAAACAGAAGCTGGTAACTGATGTTGCGGAAAATATCGGTGACTTTCTCACAGTAAAAGATACCCGCAAGGTATCAGCAATACTTACAGACCAGCTGGAGCAGTATGATCTTACTGAGATCAAAGCCGAAGAAATAAGCGCCAGCACGTTAGACCTTTTGCAGATGTTTTTAGACGCTAAGCGCATAGAAGGGCGCTCCGTTAAAACTATTGAACGGTATTCATACATACTTGAAAAAGCACTGCGGGCAATAGGCACACCAGCAGAACAAATTACAGTATTTCAGATCCGTGCATACTTGATGGATGAAAAGAAAAAAGGATTACAGGACAGCTCAATAGAGGGCGTGCGTTGTGTGCTTTCATCTTTCTTTAGTTGGTCATGGAAAGAGGGGCTTTTGAAAAATAATCCGTGTGCCAATATCGGCGCTGTTAAATGTCAGAAAAAAATACGGCTGCCGTTTTCAGCGGTAGATATCGAAAAACTTAAAACAGCGTGTAAAACAGCAAGGGACAAGGCGCTTGTGTGTTTCCTGTTATCATCCGGCGCCCGTATCAGTGAAGTCTGTGCCCTGAACAGGGACGCTATCAGCTATGATCTGTTAGAGTGTACAGTATTAGGCAAGGGCAACAAGGAGCGCACCGTTTATATTGATGAGGTGACAGCAATGGAGCTTAGGGCGTATATGTCAGCACGGAAAGACAACAGCCCCGCATTATTTGCCGGCAAGGGTACCGAAAGAATGACCCCGCACGGCGTCAGGGAAATGCTAACAGATTTAGGGGCGGCGGCAGGTGTTGAGAACGTACACCCGCACCGTTTCAGGAGAACGCTGGCAACGCACCTCATTGACAGGGGCATGGCGGTGCAAGATGTTGCATATATACTGGGGCATGAAAAACTAGATACAACAATGAAATATATATTTATAAATGCGAACAATGTTAAATCAGCATACAGGAGGTTTTACGCATGACAAAGAGAAAGCCGGCAACGCCGCACGGGTTACAGTACATTAAAGAATGGGACGCACAGAACAGCGTGCGGGTCAGCCTGAAGCTATCACGAACGGCAGACGCTGATATAATTGAGTGGCTAGATCAGCAGGCAAGTAAAAACAGCGCCATTAAGCAGTCAATCCGTGATACAATCACAGCGGGCAATAAAAAACCGTCTGAGGGCTGAACGGTAACATACACTGTAACATACAAGGCATTTATAAAAAAGCCCTGTAAACGGCTTAAAAACGGCTAATAATGCCATTTTATGAATATTATACCGAATAACTTGTTTATTATACCGAGTAATATAAAAAGGCTTATTTTTAAGCCTTTTTTTTAACTCAGAACGCCTAAAATCACAACGGTAGCATACGGGTAATGCTACAAATCTTTTACCATTGGAATTTTCATTATTTCCCGCTGTAACATCTGTATACGGGTATGCAGGTAAAAGTCTTCAGTAACATCAGAGGTTGAATGACCAACGATTTTTTTAATGGTTGTTAGATCCATACCATATTCATTAGCAAGAGTTATAAACGTGTGGCGGCACTCATGAAGGGTAAATGAAAAACCATATACAGCGCTATCTTCTTTCAGCAGCGCCTGATAGGAGCTATATGATAGCTTTTTGCCGTTCATAAAGCGCAGTATTTCTTCCGCTATTTGCGGGTGTATAGGTATTATACGGCGCTTCCCAGCCTCAGTTTTAACGCCGCTAATGATATAACCATCATGATATTCATTGACCCGTAAAAGCTCAGAAATGCGCATGCCTGTATATATTAAGATCATAGCAACGTCACGGGTGCGGCAATCTGATGCGTATATAGTTTTTATTTGTTCGGCGGTGAGGGCGTTTTTTTCTTCGCTTTCCTTTGTTGCTTTGATGGTCAGCAAGCTGGCGGGGTTTGCTTTGATATAGTTCATTTTTATACCCTCATTGAATACCATTGATAAAAATGATTTATACAGCTTCAGGCTCCCCTTTGTTTTTCCTTCGCTTGCGTATGCGTTCATCAGCTTTTGCAAATCCATGTATGAAATAGTATCAAGGCGCTTTCCGTGTATCGGCTCAGATCGTGCGAAACCTTGATCATAGTTTTTTATATTTGATTTTGACCATGTGCTACATTTCAGATTGCGAACAGTCCCCCACATTTGCGCAAATGTAGGCGTATAAGGCTGAAATGGGGCTGTTTTAGGCGTATCAACAGCGGGGGCGGGTATTTCATCATTTAAAGCAACAAGCGCCCGCAGGGCGTCTTTCCGGCTTGCATAGTAGCCTATATATTGCCGGCGTTGTTTAGGCTTTCCCACAGGTACGCCGTTATCATCAAACATTTGCACCCATCCGATAGTTTTCACAACGGCGTACGGTTTACGCCGCCTGCCGTTTAGCTTGATAATGCCGCCGGTGCCATTAGCTTGCTTCATTATTTCACCTCAGTTAGTTCAGCGGGGTCAGCGTCCAGTATTTTGCATATTCTTAAAAATGTTTTTGCTGTTAATGATCGTTCCCCCGTTTCATAGTGGCAGATCGTTTGTTTTGTTACGCCCAGCTTATTGCCTAAGTCTGTCTGCGTTAGCCCTTTTTTGGTTCTTTTTTCGGTTAACCATGCACCGATCTGAGTATCAATGTCTTTCATGTTGGTCACCATCCTGTTAACCTCAATATATCATTTTTTTTGTAAATAGAGCAAAATAACTGTTTGACAATTCATAAAACGTTGAATAGAATAAAAAATGTCAACAGAACGTTGACTAGGAAGGAAAACGAGCATGGATGAGATCAAATGGAGTATTAGGGCATTAGCCGCCAACAGGAAACAGAGCGTAGAAGCGCTGGCTACTGAGGCGGGTATAGAACCCACACACTTGCGGAGCGTCAGTAGCGGCAGGGCTAATATGTCAGCAAAAGAGTTAATTGCGCTGGCTAAATTAACCGGCGTGCACCCGTTCAACATTGAAACAGAGTACACACGTTAATTTTTTTGCTCAGAAAGTCAACAATATGTTAACGGTAGAGCAAGCCAGCAAGCTGCTGAACATCAGCAAGCAATCACTAAGGTTATGGCTTCAATCAGGGCGGTGCCCGTTCGGTGACGCTTTCAAAGGGCGGGGCAATAACTACCAGTACATTATTTCCGAAAAGCGTTTATACGCTTGGATCAATGCAACAGACATAAACAAAGGCGCAACCCCTTCGAACTGGTGCGCCAATGCCGAATAAGAAATAAGGCAAGGGAATTATAACATGAAAAACATTATTAACAGTATTCTCAAATACGCTTGCTTCGCATTTATGGCGTATTGCTATCTTCTTTCAATCTTGTTCGTGATCGGCTTGAGGTTCTAATTATGAAATTTGAAATTGAATTTCATTTACTGCCTGAGAAGCCTGATCACTCATGCACGTGCTTATGTGTGCAGACATTTTCAGATATGTTTGGTTTTGAATTATTTGATTATTCAAGCAAATACGGGGAGTTTAACGTATTAGATCATCAGCCGAATACAGAAACAAAGGTGGGCGTGCTGGCATGGGCTGAGGTTGTGCCGTCAAAAGAACTGCTGGAATGGGCGGGGGTATTCAAAAGAAATGCGGAAAAATACAGAAGCAATAAATGAGCGCCTGAGCGCATCAGCTGAATTGCTGAGCATACCCCCATACAGGGCAAGTATTGACCCGTCAATTATTAAAGCTATCGGCGTACGGGTAACTGAAAGAATACTTACAGAGGCATACGGCAAGCCCGTTAAAATCAGAGAATCAGCAAACTGGGAAGTAACTTTCAATAAATCAAAAAGACACGTAGATGCAGTGTATTACATTGCTGAGGTTAACGATGCTGATATGTAACAGGTGCGGTGAAGTATTTGATGAAGCAGACGTAACACGCATACCTGAGTATGTTGATGACAGCCGGATAATTGCATTCTATACACTTGTGTGCCCGTTCTGCGGGAGCGGCAGTATTGATGATTATTACGATAGCGGAGAAGAAAACGAAGATGATTGAAAACCTTGAAATTAAAGAATGGCTTAGTTTAAACGCTAAGCTGCAAGCTAAAAAAAGCGATCTGCGCAAGGCGCTGAAGGCTAAGGGCGTACTGAAAAAAGGCGCCGTTAATGAATATGACAAATACAAATATTTCAGTGAGGCACAGTATAAGGAACTGTTTACGGAGCTGTTAACAGACGCACGGCTGGAGCTGAAATTTACAGAGGTTGCATATGATACGTTTGAGGGCACTGAAAAGCAGGCAAACGGGCGTATGCCGAAGTTACAGTTTACCTTGTTTGATGTTGAAACAGGTTTTTATGAAAACACCTTGATCACAGGTGAGGGAATTGATAAAGGGGACAAGGCAGGCTATAAGGCGTATACAGGCGCCCTGAAGTATTACCTTGCTAATACGTTCATGGTAGCAACAGGAGATGACCCTGAAAAGGACAGCCCAGCGAGCAAGATGAACACCCGCAAAAACAACACGGCGGCACTTATTAAGAACATAAACGCCCTGCGTGATCAGCTGGCACATATCGGCTATGACGTGCGTGCTAATGACACAATGCGGGCATTTGTGACACAGAAAGCCGGCGTTATGTCAGTAGATCCGGCAGACCTGATAGATGATGCAGACGCCCTGACACGGCTGTATAACGTTCTGAGCGGCGTACTGAGCGCAAAACAGAAAGAGCTGAATATTAACAGCACGGCTGAAACGTTCTAATGAAAGAAAAATGGAGAACGGACAGCGTTATCTGTGACTACACTGAAAAGCCGTACTGCTACCTGACCGGCTCAGTGGTACGGCTTGACGTGCACCACATAATGAACGGGCGCCTGCGTAAATTCAGCGATCAGCAAGGCTTATGGGTGTACTTGAATCATGACGTACACATGGCACTGCATAACACGCCTGAGGGTCAGAAATGGGCGCACAGGCTGAAACAAGAGGCACAGATCATGTTTGAGAAAACGCACAGCCATGACCAATGGATGCGGGTTGTTAGGAAAAATTACTTATGATGGATAATTTAAGTTTAATTGGTGACGTTCGGCTGAAAATGCAAGAGCTGGACACAGCACTAAAGTCATTACGAAAAACCGGCAGCGCATATGCTGAAGCGGAAAGGAATTACAGGGTGGCGCTCAGACAGAAAGCATTAACGCTGAAAGATGACGGTATGGCAATTGGCATGATTACATTAACCGTTTACGGCGTGCCTGAGATCGCTGAACTGCGTTTCAGGCGTGACACAGCTGAGGCGGTTTATAAAGCTAATCAAGAGGCTATAAACGTAATCAAGCTGGAGCTTCGTATCATATCAGAACAGATAAACAGGGAATGGGGTAACGATGTCACAGAATGAACAAGTGGCGTGGTACCTTAGGGCGCACGGCTCAATAACATCGCTTGAAGCGTTTAACGCCTTCGGCATATTACGGCTTTCTGCCCGTATCCATGATTTACGGGCGGCGGGTATGCTGATATACAGCATGGATGAAACAGCGCCGAACAGGTACGGCATAAAAACACGTTATACAAGGTATTACTTACATGACAAAAGTGCAGAATAACAATTACATAACAGTACAGGGCTGGATGATAAATGACCTGAAATTAAAGGGAACTGAGTTGCTGGTGTACGCCGTTATTTATGGCTTCTCACAGGCTGAAGGACAGCGCTACACGGGCAGTCTGCAGTACCTTGCTGAATGGTGCGGCGCTACTAAAAGGAGCGTACAGACAGCCTTAAAAAGCCTCACAGACAAGGGTTATATCCAGCGTGAAGACAAGCTTATAAACGGGGTTAAATTTGTTGAATATTTCGTGGGTATAGAAAAAATTTCCATGGGGGGTATGGAAAAAATTTCCACTAATATAATAGATATAAATAATATAGATAATTATATAAATAATAAGACCCCCACGAAAAAAACAGCAAAACCAACACTTGAAGAAGTACAGGCGTATTGTGCTGAAAGACATAATAAAGTTGACCCCGCAAAGTTTTACGACTATTACGAAGCTAACGGCTGGGTACAGGGGAAAGCTGGTAAGCCGGTAAAAGATTGGCGGGCTTGCGTCAGAACATGGGAAAGAAACAGCTTTGACACCGGCAAAAAGGTGCAGGCGGTTCCTGATTACATGATCGCTGATTATGAAAGCCCTGAACCGTCAGCATCACTTGATGAAACCAAAGAAATCAAAGAAATGTTAGAGGCGCTTAAAAATGCTTGATTTCGGTTTTTATAACATGGACTGCATGAAGGGCATGTCTGAGTTCCCTGATAATTATTTTGACCTTGCGATAGTTGACCCACCGTATGGAATCAACGTTGGCAAAATGTCAATGGGCAAAGGCGGCGGCGTTGCACCTGAGAAAAACAGGAGCGCCGCTAATGCAAAAATAGGCGGTTCAACACCATTTGGCGGCAATGGAAAATATATCGGCGGTGGTGTTGTGCAAGCCAAAATTTATCATTCATTTGATGACACAGAAATCCCGCAGGCTGAATACTTTAACGAGCTGAGGCGGGTATCTGTCAATCAGATCATATGGGGGGGGAACTACTTTCTTAAATACTTAGGTGAAACAAACTGCATGATCATATGGGACAAGGGCAGGCGGGGCTTAAACTTTGCTGACTGTGAAATAGCATGGACGTCATTCAAAAAGCCCGCCCGTATATTTGAGTACAAATGGAACGGGCTTTTACAAGAGGACATGAAAAACAAGGAGATCAGAATACACCCCACGCAAAAGCCAATAGCATTATATAAATGGCTGTTAGAACATTACGCAAAAGCGGGGGATAAAATCTTAGATACTCACGTAGGTTCAGCATCCTCATTAATTGCCTGCCATTACGCCCACTGCCCGTTTGTAGGCTTTGAAATTGATGAAACGTATTACAAGCAAGCCGCTGAACGTTTAGCCCGTCAGACGGCTCAAATAGCGCTATTTTAAGGAGATAAATCAAATGAATAATGTAACACTTACAGGGCGGCTAACGTTCAACCCTGAGCTTAGAAAGACACCACAGCAGCAGAGCGTTTGCACGTTTACCATTGCGGTTGATAGGCGTATTGGAAAAAAGCAAAGCGCTGATTTTATCAGCATTGAAACATGGAATAAAACAGCGGAGTTTGTTTGCAACTATTTTAAAAAAGGTGACGGCATTGAGGTTATAGGGAGTCTAGCTACTAACCAATATAAGGACAGCAACGGCAGAAACGTGCTTAAAACGTACGTATTAGCTAACGCCGTACAATTTACCCTGTCAAACAAAAAAGCCCCCACAACGGCTGAAAATGCGCCACAGAGCGCCGAAGAAGAACAGCCGCAAGATAACAGCAATGATGCACAGTTTGAGGGCTTCGATACGGGGACGGCTGAATATGTCAACCCAGCTGATTTACCGTTTTAAAGGGGGCTGGCATGGACAAGATCATTGAAAACCATTTGGCTGATTACACGCTCAGGATAGCTAACGCATACGCACTGGGGCAAGTATCAAGGGCACGGGCGTTAGAACGTGAACTTGATGAGTACAAGCGCACGCCAGCGGTGAGCATTTACCTGAGCACAAAATAATTAAAAGGGGGGTTATAAAAAAGCCCCCCTATAGGTGAAATATGCTAAGAAAGACAGCAAAAATAAAAACGGTTGTAAAGGTATACAACCAGCTAAAACAACTCCGTGCGGATCTGATTGATACAGCGGCGGTTATGGCTAATGAGTGTGTACCGAAAAATGACCCGATAGTGTTGAAATCATGGAAAGCTGAAGATGATCTGCTTTCAATGTATTGGAAATTAGGGGAGTACATTTACAGACAAACGGGGCGAACAGCTGAGGAGTTAAACCATGAGGGTTGAGGAAATTGATGCACTGTTAGGCGGTGAGGCGCAAAGGCTGGCAGATAAGTTTAGAAATGTGCCGCTTGATTTTATGGACGGCTACGGCTGGGCTGTAACACAGATATGCCGGATGTATCCTGATGCGGTGCCAGTTGAGTGGATACCGTGCAGCAAAAGACTGCCTGATGATGATAGAACAAAGGTTGTTACTCTTGCAAACGGTAACACCGAATGTGGGTACTATTCAAACGGCTATTGGTGGTGCATTGGGGAATCAATTACTTTAGAAAATCCAACAGTAATAGCATGGGCGCCGTTACCGAAACCGTATGAGGTGGATGAATGAGACCGATTGATGCAGATGCTCTAATAAAAAAATGGGAAAACGTGCAGAGTAAAGATATAAGCTTCGTAATGGCAATAATAGGAGCAATAAATGACGTGAAGAAAGCGCCAACCATTGATGCAGTACCTGTGCGACATGGGAAGTGGATAAAATGGTTTGAAGATGCAGATGGTCAGTGGATGCGGTGTTCTGAATGCCAAATGATGTTCTATGTCGGTAAAGGCAGAGACGGAAACTACTGCCCGAACTGCGGTGCGAGGATGGTGAGCGAATGATCAGCCGAGAAGACCAGACATGGACGAACGTAATGAACAGAGGGTGTGCAGGTGAAACATCACTATTTGAAATTGCTACATCCCTTGGAAGAATCGCAGATATGCTCGCAGAAATGAACGGATATATTGTTGAGTACGGTGAGCCACCGAGAGCGGCAGAAGCACATAATTCAAAGCCTGTCAGACATGGTAAGTGGATTGACATGGACGTACAGTCATATACATGGAAAGTCAGATGCTCCGTGTGCGGACATGAACGTAGCATGATGTCAACACAGGGTGAATATCCGAATTATTGTGAAAATTGCGGTGCAAGGATGGACTTAGACGATGCCTGAATACATATTTGAAGTGAGCGACGCACTGTATGATGAAGCCACAGGGCAGATGTGCATGAAGCCAGAGTATAAGGGCAAACTGACAAGGTGCAAGGACTGCACAAAATGGGATCGGAACGACGGAACGTTTAAAGATGTCGACGGCAAAGAATGGCATAATTGTAAAACTCTATGTTTTCGTACAATGCGGTATTTCTATTGCGCTGATGCAGAGAGGGAAGAAGAATGACCATAGAAGAAGCGATAAAGAAGAACCCATATGATCCTGCCAAAGGAAACGAAGCCGCCTATGTCAGATATCTGCGGTACAACGTTGATGGGTTCTATGATTTGGATAGCCGGATAGTTAGACGCATGTGGGAAGAAAGCAGAGGGCAGAAGAATGACATACAAACAGCTGATACAGACAATGGCTATAAATGACTTTGATGAAATAAAATTCACACGCCATAACGGCTGTGAAACCATCATAACTGTCAGCAAAGGAGATCATGAAAAGACAAAAACAGTATTGGATGATGTTGTTTATAGGCTGAGCGCTGACGTTGTGGAGTGGCACGTTGAGCGCCTTGTTAATGAGGTAAAAGCCGATGCAAATTGAAGATGATTACAGAGGATATAAAGAGCTGGCGGCGGCAATAGTACGGGTGGCGGCTGCTGATTATGTTGAAGCGTTGATCATTCAGGAACGGGGCGGGACGCTGACAAAAGCACAAAAGAAACGGATATTTAAAAAAGTGATTGATTACGGGCGCAGGCGTTACGTGTACAAGCTTGGCGGTGTAATGTTCAGACAAGAGGAGCAACACAACAAAGTGCGCCTGAACAGTTTACGCCATGAGCTGAATTTTCATACACACGCATACAGGGCACAACAGGAAATAACAACGGATGAACAGTTTTTCAGATCGGCGCTGTTTGCCACCTGTATGCCTAATACAGATCCTGAAGTGTTTATAGTAATGCTGAGGGAGAAAGCTGACGCCCGTGAGCTTATACGCTCCGGCTATGATTCCTTTATGAAACACAGGGCGGCTAATTATGATGATTGAGTTATTTATAGGTTTAGTTGTATCAGGCTTGCTGATAACTTCGCTGGTTGTTATATGCTGTGCGATAGCGGCAGGGCGTAACGGATGACGTATATACTTGCGTTCTTAACAGTTATGCTGATAGCATACCTGATAATGCTTGAAAGCTGGTGGGACAAATGACCATAGAAGAGCTGAGGGAGTACCGAAATATTAAAGCTAAGATAATGAGCATCGAAGCTGAGATAGAAATGAATTACAATACAGTCGGCTCAGTACCGCCAAAAGAGGTCATATCAGGGCGTTCAAGCGTTAGACAGGCAAGCAATCCAACTGCTAAAGCATTTGACCGTAATGAGGCTTTACGGGCACAACAGGCGTATTTGCTTGCCGAAGCTGAACGTATAGAGCAATGGGTGGACAGCTTAACGGATATTATGATAAGTGCGATCATACAAGCACATTACCTTGCAGGGCTATCATGGAAACAAACAGCCCGCAAAATATACGGGCGTGCTGATTACGGTGACGCCTGCCGGATAACTGTTAAACGATTTATTGAAAGTTGTTCGTAATGTTCGCTTTGTTCGTTTTAAGATCAGTACAATATAAAGTGACAAATTGACGGCTACCACAGCCGTCTTTTTGTGTGGACGGTGTTACCTTATATCGGTCTTTTGTGGTTTTTCCCCGTTCAATCCTCCGCACCGTCCAAGACAGTTTAGCAAGCGGTACTGGCTCATTCACTCCCCCGTACCGCCTGCTTCGCTTTAAAGGGAAAAAGAATATGAGCAAAAATAAAAACCGCCCCGATCAAGACGGCACCCACCGTGCTGCTTTTGACAGGGCTAAGAAAAAAATATACGCCACCCAGTCAGTATGCGGGATATGCGGGCAACCCGTTGACTTCTCATTAAAGTCACCGCATCCAATGAGCGCTTGTATTGATCACATTATACCAATAGCAAAAGGCGGGCACCCGTCTGATCTGAGTAACTTACAGCTGGCACACAGATGGTGCAACCGGCAGAAGTCTGACAAACTTTTACCGTTAATTGATGAAAAGAAGGTAACGTTTTCAAACAATGACTTACCGCAAACGGTCAACTGGATGACATACAAGGCAAAATAGGGGGGGCATACACCCCTGAGGGGGCTCCGCATATCATCATCACGCCGGACTACGAAAATTTTTCGCTGAAAAGAACAGAACACAGCACAGATAACAAGGGGGTTTTATGGCTGAGTATAGAGGTATTGAATATTTACGCAAAAAACTGGGAGTAAAGCGCCCCCGTGTTAATTTGCGGTATCAGTATTACGAAATGAAACAGGAAGTAAAGGACTTCGGCATAGCAACACCGCCGGATCTGAAATATTGGTTTAGTGCTTTAGGCTGGTGCGGTAAAGCTGTGGACAGTTTAGCTGACCGGCTTTGTTTCAATGAATTTAAAAATGACGTGTTTAATATGAATCAGGTTTATAACATGAATAACCCTGATATTTTATTTGACAGCGCTATGCTTTCCGCTTTAATCGGCTCATGTGCTTTCCTGTACATTTACAAGGGCGCTGATGGGTTCCCTTGTATTCAGGCAATAGACGCCGCAAACGCCACCGGCATACTAGACGAAGTGACAGGTATGCTAACGGAAGGATATGCTGTGTTTAGCCGTGACGATTACGGGAAGCCGATTACTGAGGGCTATTTTATTGCTGGACGTACTGATTACTATGATCATGGTGAGCTTGTTCAGAGTGTTCCTAATGTAGCGTTATACCCGCTTTTAGTGCCCGTCATTTACAGACCTGATGCACGGCGGGCGTTCGGTCATAGCCGTATTACAAGGGCGTGCATGGCTATTACAGCCGCCGCCATGAGAACGGTGAAACGTTCAGAGATTGCAGCAGAGTTTTACAGCTACCCGCAGAAATACGTAACAGGGCTATCGCAAGAGGCTGAACCAATGGAAAAATGGAAAGCCACAATGGCGTCCATGCTTGTATTTGAACGTGATGAAAACGGGGATAAACCCGTATTAGGTCAGTTCAGTCAGCAGAGCATGACGCCGCACGCTGACCAGCTCAAAATGTTTGCGTCATTGTTTGCAGGTGAAACGGGCTTGATCTTGGATGATTTAGGTTTCGTTACTGATAACCCCACAAGCTCAGAGGCTATCAAAGCATCACATGAAAATCTGCGGTTGTTAGCACGCAAGGCACAGAAAACCTTCGGCACGGGCTTTATTAATGCCGGCTATCTTGGCGCTTGTATCCGTGATGATCAGCCGTATTTAAGGCGTCAGGTGTATGACACTGTACCAACATGGGCGCCTATATTTGAACCTGATGCGGGTATGCTGACGGCGCTGGGTGATGGTATCTTAAAGATTAATCAGGCGGTGCCGGACTATATCACCAATGATAATATGTATGAGCTGACGGGGATTAGAAGAGAATGAACACCGAAGAACTGACCGCCGCTATTGCTGATGAGTTTCAGCGCCTTTTACAGGCGCCCTCATTTAGCGCAATGAGGCGCAGGGCGGCTAAAGATGTTACTTTTGCGGCTTCGCAAGAGTATGCGGACGCAATAGGGGAAACGCTGGCAAAGGCTTGCCGTAAATATATTACGGATGAGATAGCAAGCGAAAAGATGACAAAAGAGCTGGCACACAATATTATCGGTGATAACTTGGCACGGGGTAATGATCTTGTACGGGATGTATGCGGTGACGCTCAGAAACAAATGTATACAGACATGGGGACGCAGTTAAACCCTATCGTGCCGGACTTTGACACAGATAGGGCAGACGGGCTTGTAAAGGTAGCAAGTGACGCTGAGGCGTTCGCAAACGTACAGGATGAAATTTATGAAAACCTATCAACGTTTTTAATGCATACAGTTGATGAAACTGTAAGAAGAAACGCTGATTTTTTACGCAATGCAGGCGCTGACGTTGCTGTGATCAGATCACCTGACGCCGGTGCTTGTAAATGGTGCCGCAGTATTGCAAGCGGTAGCCCTTGGAAGGGCAATGATATACCGCCTGAGGCTTATATGCGTCACAGGCGTTGCAAATGCCGTGTGTACTATAAAGCGGCATTTAGTAAAACGCTGGACATACAGTCGCAATACGGCTGGTTTGAAGAAAGCAATACAACTATTGAGGGCAGAAAGCTGCACGGGCTTGAATAAGGGGGAATATCTGAGTATGGTCGCTTGGACATAAGACGGGGAAACCAAACACCCACAGCGTCAGTTACACTGCCGTATACTGACACGCACGGGGACAAAGCAACAGAGTTATATAACAGTACAGGGCGCACCGCTCAGGAATGGCAAGAGGCGCTTTTATATGACATTTTAGCGGTCAACCCTGACGGGTTATATACACACATGAGATATGGGTACAGCGTACCAAGACGAAACGGCAAAAACGAAATAGTGATCATGCGTGAGCTGTACGGGCTTGTTAACGGTGAGGTAATACTGCATACAGCACACCGTACAACAACCTCACACAGCGCATGGGAGCGCTTAGGGCAGGCGCTTGCCGCCGCCGGCTTTGTTGAAGATAAGGATTATAAAAGCGTTAAGCAGTTTGGCTTAGAACGGTATGAAATGGCAAACGGCGGGCGTATATCTTTCCGCACCCGTTCAAGCAAAGGCGGGCTTGGTGAAGGCTTTGACTTGCTTGTAATTGATGAAGCACAGGAGTATACGGTTGATCAGGAAACAGCATTAAAGTACGTTGTTGCTGACAGCAAGAACCCGCAAACACTTTACTGCGGGACACCGCCAACAGCGGTCAGCGTAGGCACTGTTTTTAAAGACTTCAGGGCGTCTTGTTTATCAGGCAAGGTAAATAATGCCGGCTGGGCAGAATGGGGCGTGGAAAGCCTGACAGACCCATCAGATAAAGAAGCGTGGTATTTGACTAACCCCAGCTTGGGCACTGTTTTGACAGAGCGCAAAATAGAGGCTGAAATAGGGGATGATAAAATTGACTTTAACATACAGCGTTTAGGGCTGTGGCTAAAGTATAATCAGCAGTCAGCAATATCACAGACTGAATGGGACAGCCTTAAGGTTGACAAAAAGCCTAAATTTACAGGTAAACTGCACGTTGGCATTAAATACGGGCATGACGGCATGAACGTATCAACTGCTGTGGCTGTGCGTACAGCTGACGGGCGTATATTTGTAGAGGTTTTAAATTGTGCGCCTATACGTGACGGCAATGCTTGGATATTGCGCTTATTGAGTAACGCAGACATTGCACAGGTTACGGCAGACGGCGCACCAGCTGAGCTGTTAGCAAGGGAAATTAAGCAGAACAGGATACCCGTTAAATTGATCACGCTGAGCGGTAAAGAATACTTGCTGGCTAATAGTCAATTTGAGCAGGCAATAGAACAAAAGACGGTATGCCATAACGGGCAACCGTCACTTCGTTACGTTGTCAGTAACTGCGAAAAGCGTTTCAGCGGTTCAGCTGGGGGCTTTGCTTACAAGTCACAGAAAATGGAGCTTGATATTTCATTGCTTGACGCTGTAATACTTGCATATCATTCATGCGTGAACTACAAACCGACACACAAACAAAAAGTGTATTACTAAATTACGGGCGTTTTCCCCGTTTTTTATTTACGCAACTGTGCGGCTAAAACAGGAAAGGAAAACAGATATTATGGCATTTGAACCAATCACAACACAGGAGCAGTTAGATAAGTTTATCGGTGAGCGTTTAGCTAGAGAACGTGAAAAGTACGCAGATTATGACGCACTGAAAGCAAAGGCGGCTGATGTTGACAAGATCAGCGCAGACTTTGAACAGCGTATCACCGCATTAAATCAGGCTGTAACAGACAAAGACACCAAAATAAAAGAACTGGAAAGCAAAAACACTGAATACGCCACCGCAGCGGTAAAAATGCGGATTTGCAGTGATTATGGCTTGCCGCTTAGTATGGCTGACCGCTTAAGGGGCGCTAATGAAGATGAGATCAGAAAAGACGCCGAAAGCCTCAGGGGGTACTTTGTTAGACCTGTAGACGTACCAAAAAAAGACGCTGATACCCTGCCAAAGGGCAACGCTGAATTATTGAATATGTTAAAAACCATTAAAGGTTAAAGGAGAAAAAAATGGCAACACTGAGCATGGGAACAAACTTCCCTGAAACTGTAGCAAGAGAAATTTTTAATAAGGTCAGAGGCAAGTCTTCTATTGCAAGACTTTCTGAGCAGGTTCCTGTAGCATTTACAGGTACAGATTACTGGGCTTTTAATTTCGATCATGAAATTAGCGTTGTAGCTGAAAATGATCCGAAAGTGCACGGCGGTGTTACTGCTGCGCCCGTTAAGATCACACCCGTGAAGGTTGAATATGGCGCACGTGTATCACAGGAATTTATGTATGCATCTGATGAAAAACAGCTGGAGATCCTTGATGCATTTAATGAGGCTTTTGCACGCAAGCTGGCTAAAGGTTTTGACCTTATGGCAATGCACGGCGTAAACCCTTATTCAGGTTCTGCCGCAACAGCCGTAATCGGTACAAACCACCTTGATAGCAAGGCTACTGCCATTACAGCCGCAAGTATTGACGCTGGTATTAATACCGCCGTTTCAACGATCACTAACTATGATATTAACGGCGTTATTCTTTCAAAGGCTGGCGCCGCTGAGCTGGCGGCGCTGAAAGTCAACGGCGTACCGCAGTACCCGCAGCTTCAGTGGGGAGCACAGCCTGAACAGATCAACGGTATCCGTTCAGAAGTCAACGTAACAGCTGACGCAACCGCTCCCGTTGCATACGTTGGTGACTTTGACGCACTGAAATGGGGCTATGGCAGAAATATTGAATTTAAAGTAATCGAGTATGGTGACCCTGACAATACAGGCGCTGACCTTGCCGGACACAATGAGGTATACCTGCGTGCTGAAGCGTACATTGGCTGGGCTATCATGGACGGTGCGGCATTTGTAAAGGTTTCTGAATGAACACTTACCGAAATGCTGACGGCGTGATCATTCACACTGACTGCATTATCAAAGGAAACGGATGGGAGATGGTTGAAAAACCATCCCCCGTTTTAGCTGTTAAAGAAGAAAAGCCCACCCGTAAAAAGAGAACAGCAAAAAAGGAAAAATAACTATGAGTATAGCGGACGTTCAAGACGTGATCACATTGTTTAGACCGCTGACAACCGCCGAAACAGAAAGAGCAACCGCATTAATTCCAATCATTGAAGACGCTATCAGGCAAGAGGCACACAACGTAAACAGGGACATTGACACAATGCTAAGTGACGGCACGCTGTTACAGAATGTATTTATTTCTGTGGTTGTGGATGTTGTAGCACGCACCCTGATGACGTCAACAGACAGTGAACCAATGACGCAATACAGCCAATCAGCTTTAGGCTATAGCGTCAGCGGTACATTTTTAAATGCAGGCGGCGGGCTTTTTATCAAGAAATCAGAACTGGACAGGCTGGGGCTTAAACGCCAGCGGTACGGGGTAATTGACTTTTATGCTGAGCATAACAGGAATACCGATTGAGCTTGAGGTATTAACACCCAGCGGCACTGATATGTTTAATAACCAGCTGTATTTATCTGAATGGGTAACGGTTGAAAACGTATTAATAGCGCCTGCCTCAGAAACTGACATAACTGAATCAACCAATTTAACGGGGCGTGAAGCCGTTTATACTTTAGCCATTCCAAAAGGTGACGCACATGAATGGGAAAACAGGAAGGTGCGCTTTTTTGGCGAAACATGGCAAGTCATAGGGATGCCTGTGCAAGGTATTGAGGCAATGATCCCGCTGAAATGGAATAAAAAGGTCAGGGTTATGCGTTATGAGTAAAAAGGATATTTTTATTGTAAATAACGCAGGCGTGCGTGAGATGTTGCACTGGGAAAGCGTGCAAGAGCTTTGCAACGGGTTAGCCGATAAGGTAGCAAGCAACGCCGGCATGGGGTATGTTGTGCGGGGGCGTAATTATCCCCGCAGATATGGCGCCGCCGTTGTGGCACTGGACAAACGGGCTAAACGTGACAACATGAAAAATAACACGCTTTTAAAGGCGCTGGGGGCGGCTAAATGAATATTGTTAGTGAAGTTATAGACTATCTTTTTTCAACGCTGGGCGTCCCCGCATACGCTGAAGAACAGCACTCCCCGCCGGTTCAGTATTTGATTATTGAAAAAACGGGTGGCGGTCAAACTAATTTGATCAATCAAACAACTATAGCTATTCAAAGCTATAGCAACAGTTTATACAATGCCAGCGCCTTAAACGAAGACGTGAAAGCGGCAATGGCTGACATGATAGCACTTGACGGTATCAGCGCCGTTAAACTCAATTCTGATTATAACTGGACAGATGAGGAAACAAGGCGGTACAGGTATCAGGCAGTGTTTGACATTACACACAGATAAAGGAAGGTTTTAAAAAATGGCTAATAGCGCATTAGTTACAACAGGTAAACCTAAAATTGGCGGTGCTGTATACAGGGCACCGCTGGGCACAACGCTGCCTACAGATACAACCACAGCGCTTGATAATGCATTTATTGACGTTGGTTATATTTCAGAGGACGGCGTTACGGCTAATATCTCACGTGAAAGTGAAGATATTAAAGACTGGGGCGGCACTGTGCTTACAACTACTCAGACAAGCAAAACAGACACCATCAATTTTACAATGGTTGAGGCGCTGAACGTTGAGGCGCTCAAGGTTGTGCACGGTGATGCAAACGTTACGGGCACACTTGCCACAGGTATTACTGTTACGGAAAACGCAACAGAGCTGGACGCACATGCATGGGTCATTGATATGGTCAACCTTGACGGTACAGCGCACAGATCTGTATACCCGTCTGCAAAGGTTTCTGAAATTGAGGAGATCGTTTACAACGCTACTGACCCCGTTGGTTATGGCGTTACACTTACCGCAATGCCTGACGCAAGCGGTAACACACACTACGAATATTTCAAATAAGCAAAACAAAATGAATGGGGGCAGTTATGTTTGAAGGCAAAACATCAAGCGGGTTTGAGTATCAGATCCCTGAAGAAAACGTTAATGATATGGAGTTTATTGACGCCGTAAACGATATGGACGCAGGCATGTATACAGCTGTTAGCAAGGTTGCAAGCCTTTTGCTGGGTGAGCAGAAAAAAGCGCTGTATGATCATGTCAGGACGCCAGCAGGTAAGGTGCCGATTGACAAAGTTATTAATGAACTGCGGGATATTCTGAGCGGTGAAGGCTTAAAAAAATAACTGCCCTTGCTGGTTTTTTGCGCATTGACCGTGATGCGCTTTTTTGTGATTTTGCGGAGTATTACCACCTGTATAGTTTAGACATGCCAATCAGCATAATGGCTGTACTTGCGTGGGGCTTGCCTGACAGATCACGCATAAAAATGAAAGTGGCGGGCATTGAGCACCCGCCTGAAATGCTTATATTAGGCGGCATATTTGACCGCCTTAATTTATTGGTGTGGTTCAACACTAAAGACGGGCAAAAAGGCGTAAACCGCCCTAAACCGCTATTTGGTGAAAAGAAAAACACCGGCAGCAAGGTTATGGGCTTTGACACGGTTGAGGACTTTTTGAATTACAGAAAGCAAATATTTGAGAGGTAACACATGGCAGGGCATACAAATATAGGGCAGGCATATGTGCAGATCATGCCCTCAGCTGAGGGCATAAAGGGATCTGTCAGTAAAGTATTAGACCCTGAGGCAAAAAGCGCCGGCAATAGTGCGGGGGCTTCTATCGTTTCAGGGCTGACAAAAGTGTTTGCCAGTGCCGCCATAGGGCAGGCGTTGGCAACCTCATTAAACATGGGCGGCGCCCTTGAACAGAGTTTGGGCGGTGTTGAAACGCTGTATGGTGATCTTGCTAATGATGTTATAGCAAACGCCGGAAAGGCTTTTCAGACCGCTGGACTATCAGCAAATGAATACATGGAAACCGCCACAACGTTTGCGGCGGCGTTGAACAGTTCGCTGAAAAACACTGAGGGCAGTATAGAGCGGTCAGCGCAGATTACTGACATGGCTATACAGGATATGGCTGACAACTCAAATAAAATGGGTACCTCAATGGACAGCATACAGGCGGCATACGCTGGATTTGCTAAACAGCAGTATACGCTCTTGGATAACCTCAAATTGGGATATGGGGGCACAAAAACGGAAATGCTACGTCTGTTAGCTGATGCACAGAAAATAACAGGCGTTAAATATGATCTGAACAATTTAGCAGACGTGTATGAGGCTATACACGTTATACAGAATGAGCTGGGCGTTACAGGTGCAACAGCAAAAGAGGCAAGCACAACGCTGGAAGGCTCTTTAAACGCAATGAAAGCAAGCGCCAAAAACCTTATAGCTGATTTAGCTTTAGGGCGTGATGTTGGCACAGATATGCAGAACCTGATACAGACTGCGGTTACAGCAATAGGCGGCAATGTTTTGCCGATGCTGGGCAATATTGCGGCGTCAATCCCGCCGGCGCTTATGGCGGGTATAAGCACTGCTGCGCCGATGCTTTCAGAGGGGCTTAAAACGGGCTTAGACGGGCTTTTAGCTTTCATTGGTACACAGTTACCTGCTTTGCTATCAAAGGGAGCTGAGATAGTTCAAAACGTTGCTAACGGCGTTTTAACGGCGCTCCCTTCGCTGATAACAACAGGGATGGGCATTATTACCCAGCTTGTTAGTGCTTTGCTTGCAAACTTGCCGCAAATGATCAGCACGGGCGTGCAGTTGATTGGGAACCTTGCCAGCGGCATTATCAACAACGTGCCGGCTATAGTATCATCAGCGGCGCAGGCTATTGCGTCTTTTCTTGCTGAGGTAGCACGGCACCTGCCTGAACTGTTACAAAAAGGTATTGAAATGCTGGGGCAGATCGGCTCCGGCATTATTCAGGCAATACCCACATTAATTGGCTTACTGCCTCAGGTGTTTAGCAATATTGTTAATGCGTTTAAAGCGTTTGACTGGCTGGCAATAGGCAAAGATATTATTACGGGTATCGGTGACGGCATTAAAAGCGCAGTAAGCGGGCTGGTAGACGCCGCTAAAAACGCCGCCGGCGCTTTGGTTGACGGCGTTAAAACTATGTTTAAAATTGGCTCCCCGTCAAAGCTTATGGCTGATGAAGTCGGCAAATGGATACCGGCGGGGATTGCTGAGGGTATCAGGCAGAACATGGGCACAGTAACCAGCGCCATGCAAGACGTTGCAAACGCTGTAACCTTTGACACGTCACTAAACAGGGCGGGTTATGATACAACAGCCGGTAACAATATCGGCAGCTTACAGGCTCAGATAACAGCCCTGAGCGGTGCAATTGAGAACATTAACAGCACACCAGTGCCGGTAATACTTGAAGGTGATGCGGCTAAGGTGTTTAAGATTACACGCCAGCAAAATCAGAAATTCAAAAGAATAACGGGCGCCAGTGCGTTTTAAGGGGGAAACATGGACTTCACAATAAACGGGGTTGATTTTTCCCCTTATGTTGATCAGAAAGCCTATAACGTTATACAGGAGTTTCTGTATGAATCATGGCTGGACGGGAACGGCACAGAGCACCGCACAGTTTACCGCACAAAGGTATCAGGGACTATTAAACTTGAGTTTTTTAATACAGCTGATTACGGTGAACTGATAGGCGTTCTAAATGATGCAGGCGGCGCATATGTTGAGTGTTTACTGCCGGTTAATAACATCAGCAGTCAGAGTGAACTGTATAACCTGTTTATAGTTATGACGCCTGAGTTTATAAAAGACAGGCTGGGCAATGTTATTAAAACGGTTGCAACGCTAAAGGTGGTGCAGAGATGATCAACCTGACAAGCGCACAGCAGGCAATTATAAAAAACGAGCTTAGCACCAAACAGTTTACAGTACATTTTCCTAATAATGATTTTACGGATCTGACAAATGAAAATATTGTATATGAATCGGTAAAGTTTACGGAGTCCGTATGTTCTGACTCCGTTTTCCGCTTCGGCTGTGCTGACGCCTCAATGATCACATTTGAAACCGTGGGGGTACCTAACATACTGGGCGCTGTGATTGAGTGCTCAATGGCGTTTATTTTAGGCGCTGACACCGTAACAGTACCATACGGCAGATTTACGGTTACAGCGTGCCCCCGTGATCATAAGGCAATGCAACACAGGCAGATTACGGCATACGCTGAAACGGTATCAAACGGGGCTTTTGAACAGTATAAGCAAGCAACGCCAAGATATAGCACAGACACATATACACCTGCGGCGGTGTACATGATCGGCGCCGTTTCTGAGCGTATGCGGGATGATATGACAGCAACGGCGGTAACACCTTATAAAGAGGACACAACACTGCCCACACCGTTTACGCTGATGCAAACGTACACGGTTAACAGCAAATATATACGCCTTGCTGAAGCCGGCGGTACTAAAACTGTATCAATGGACTTTAACTCCGATACAGTAACGCCTGCATGGCTTGACGCTGATTATATTTACAGCATCAGGCTGATAAAAGGGGCAGACTATGATACATATATCAGCCTGCTTTATGAAACGGCTGAGGCTAACGGGCTGACAGTGTGCGAAAACATGATAAACGCCGCTTTATTTGCTGATATGCACACCGCTGGGCGTTCAAGCGGTCAGCGGTATTTCAGATATACAGATAAAGGCACATATTTAGAGCTTGTTATATATCCTTATATCGGCTCGCAGTCACTGGGTGAGTATTTATATTATAACTGTTATTATGGGACGTTTGACTTAGTGCTGTATAACGGCAGCGCTGATGAGGTCATAGCGTCAGGGCTTGACGTTATCTCAGACGTTGAGCTGGTGCGCTACAGTTCACCGCTTACAAGTATCAGGGTATCGTATAAGACAACACAAACAGCAAAGGACATAAACGGGCGCACTTATAACACATTTATTGGCACTTATTCAGTGCGTGACGTGGTTGAGGGCTGGGCTGAGCTTAACGCCAGCTTCGGGCGGTGCAACCGTGACGCCACGCTGGAATTTATCAGGCTGGATAATTCTAACCCCTATGATCTGACAGCTGAGGACGTTGAAGGGGCGGCATGGTGGGATGAGTACAATATAAATCCTATCGGCTCAGTGCTGTTTAAATACCGTTCAGAAAATGAAGAAATGACGGCGCAGTACGTCTTTTCATCAGATCCGTCTGTTTATGACATGACGGCAAACAAAATACTTTCAAGCCTGACCGCAACAGTAGCAACCGCAACGTTGCCGGCTGATATGACAAACACAGCATACTTTTATATTTATGATGGGTATGTGTATTTTTATGACGGCACGGCATGGGTGCAAACTGTACTGTATGATGGTTACGGTTCAATCTGTATGGCGCTCATTAAAGCCCTGTTTGTACCGCACGCAGACACTGTATTATTTACGCCGTTTGATGCTGAGCTAAACGGTATGCCATTCTTACAGTGTGGTGACGCTGTGAGGCTTACAGCGGCTGATAATACAGTGATTAATAGTTATATACTGGCGCACACTTTCAACGGCATACAGCACATTACTGAGGACGTGGACACGGTGCAGGGTGAGGTGATCGCATGACGGCTATGAGATATGGCGCAGGGGCTGAGGCTAATACACCCGTTAGCACTATAACAAGGGTGCTTGGCACAGCAACAGCAAACGGCACGTTAACACTTTCTGACAGTTTAGCTAATTATCAGTTTATTGCTATTGCTACATATTTCGGTGATGCATACAGCACGTTTGATATTATCCCAGTGGGCTATTTTAAAAACCCGCTAATGCCGTTTTATATCAGGCTTGATACAAACAACACTTACAGGCATATACAGGTTTCATACGCCTCAGATACGTCTGTGACGATTACAAACAGAACAAGCTTAAACGTTCATATCATAGGAGTTAAATTAGGGGGCGCATAATGGCTATTGTAACGCAAACAATCAATGTTGATTTAAGACCTCATTACAACCGGCGCAATCAGAGCATGGTATATTGTTCACAGTATGACAATGACCTGCGTAATATTGTGCTGAATATTGCTAATGAGGGGGAACCTGTAGACGTATCAACTTATACTATTTACATTGAGGGAACAAAGCCGGATAAACACGGTTTTTCTTATGAACTTACTTCTATTGGTGGCTCAGTATCAAATAATGTGATCACAGTACCGCTGCAGACACAAATGACAGCGGTGGCGGGCTTAACTAATGCTGAAGTGGTGCTTTATTCAAATGATGAGCGTATCGGCTCTGCTAACTTTATTTTGAACGTTGAAAAGGCGGGACTTGCTGAAGATGTTGATATTTCTGAAACAGATATCCCCGCTTATGTAGACGGCGCCCAGCAGGCGGCGGCTGAGGCAACACAGGCAAAAGATGACGCCGTGAGTGCAAAAGATACGGCGGTATCAGCGGCGGAAACAGCTCAAACTGTATTGGACAGCATTCCTGAGGATTACAGCGAATTAAGCGATTCAGTTCTAGACTTAAAGAATGCTTTAGTAAATAACGCAAGCCCATTGGAACAGGGCAAACTGTCAGGGTCATTTGCAACGGTAGAAACAGGATGGATGAGTAGCGCAACAACGGTAACACATCCTGAATTGGTACAATTAAAAAAAGGCACAAAATTAACTGTTTCTATACCTAGTGGCTTGAAACTGGGTATTATGTCATTTGAATATGCTAACGGCACATATACACGCAAGCAGAATGAATATTTAAATAGTGATTATGTTATTCCGTACGAAAATCGTTACTGGACATTTTATGCTGAAAAGGACGGTGGCGGAAGCCTAACACCTGCGGAGTGCGTAGGACTTGGTGTTTATTCATACAAAATAATAGACAGGTATGAAGCTGATTTATATATTTGCGGTTATGATGCACCAATAGAAGTTTATTCATTTGTTAAAGGCGCAGAAGCAAGAGGGTGCGGTTATTGTATAGAAGATAGTTCTGAACTGGAAACAGGTGTAAATACTTTTATTGATAGGTATATCTCACAGAGGAAAACAATCCATTTTTATGGAACTATCTATACATCTGTTGGTATTCATAAGCATCCGTTACATAACCTTGAAGGTTATAACTGCATTCTTAAAATGGGTGATAGTTTAGGGGCAAATTATGTGTGTTGCATCAGACCGACAACAGGCGGTATAGCATACGATTCAGGAATCCTTGATACACAAGTTGTATCTCATAATGATACTTTTATCAAAGGCTTTACGCTTGACGGCAATGCCGCAAATAATATGTCAGGCGGTGCATATTCTTTCAATGCTTTGTACGGTGGTGTTATTGTTTCTGAGATATACAATGAAACAACTTCACCATATAGAGGTACACAAATGCTGTCCGATATTCTGCTTGAAGATATTAAGACAGAAAATACTATGCGTGGCATCATAGTCGGTATTGGATGGAAATGCAGAAATTTAACGCTTGGTGATGCGGTGACAGATCATGCTCTGTATTTGGCAGGGGCAGACGGTGCAGAGGTTGACGGTGTTTATATAACAGGGTCACACACAAACGGTGCTATTGCCGTGTCTGGTGCTTCATGGGATTCTGAGAGAAGGGTCAAAGGTGTTTCACTAGCAAACATCAGATGTGATGAATGCAAGAACTATATTTTACAGATAAGGGGATTATTTAGCGGAAATACAGTGAATGATGCACCATGTGAAAATGTGCATATTAACGGTTTATACATCCGAAACATTAAAAATATCGCAAGTTTTCCCGCAATTTTAATCGGCACGGATAGCGCTAGCATAAGCGCAGATGCAAATAACAGAGATGATTATCCGATGAATATAGTAATTGAAAACATGTTTGTTGATGCATATCTCGGGAATTCGTTCTTTATGATTGCTAATGCGAGTACGGTTATCAAGGACTCACTAATCAGATTACACGGCATCAATGCAACAAGACCGATTTTCCGCATGGAATCCAATGCCAATGTAAACAAATTCTGCAAAATGCAGAATGTTACGATTGATTTTGTTTCCTATTCACAG